CAGGTGGGAAGCCTTCCATCACCATCGCAATGTCTTTGTCAGTAGCTGGGCCTGGGGGTAGAGAACTAACCGCCGCTGAGTTTTTCAGGCGTGTGAACTCTTGACGCAAAGCACTCACTGCGCCTTGTTCGCCTGTGGCCTTCTTAAGCCATTCTGCACTAGAACCCGCTATGCCCCACGCTGATCCAATGTCCTTAATACGACCAGCAAGGTCGTTGTATTGCGCGGCCTGTTGTTTTGTAGCTCCTGCGGTCACTGCCGCATCGTTAATCAACTTGCGAGCGCTTTCAGGTACGTCGTTCAGCTTAGAACTTAGCTCTGCCATTTTGACTTGGGTATCCATAGCCAATCGTTGACGGTCTAAACCAAGTTGTGCACCTCGTACATTGATTTGGTTTTGCAGGTTCTTGACGTTCCAATTCTTTTCAGTCAGTCCGGCCTCTTGCAGCCGCTGGGCAAAATCAGACTCTACCGCCTTAGTCTTGGCTTCGGATTGTGCTTTTAACAAAGTAGATGGTTGTAGCTCTGCCGCCCGTTGCTCAGTTGAAAACTTGCTTGCTGCTTCAAACATATCTTTAGCGCCTGGCAGTGCAGACACAATAGAAGATAATCCCTTGAAGGCCATAGCAGGGCCGTCTTTTTCCGCAGAATCAGCCAATCGCTCATAAAGTGCGGCCTCTTCTTGGTCGCCGCTATTCTTTTCACCATCCGCCCGTTTCCTCAATAGCTGAATGGCCACTGTTGGGTTATTTTGCAGAGCGGATAAAACCTCGGTGTTGAATTTGAGCGTTCCTTGCTGTTGTTCTTTGCTCATGCCCTCTAGATAAGGCTGCATGGCCTTGGCTTGGCTCTCAGGTATGAAAGCAGCCAATTCAGCAGCATCGCGCATCGTTGGGTTGGGGTTGGCAAAGAACTTACGCCGAGCTAATTCGGCGTTTTGTGCCTGTTGCATTAGCGCCTGTTGCGCTTTGAACGCTTCTTCACGTTGCTGGGCTTGCATGCCTTGAATGCCAGCACCCAATTGCATACCCTGCACAGCGGATTGAAACGGGTTTTTTAGCTGAGAGGTGTAATCTATTGGTCCCATGTGTGTTCCTTAGAATATTCCGTATTGGGCCAATGCCGAATTTGTGGCAGAGCCAACACCTCCAACATCTTGGAATGAGCCTCCTTGTTTTCCAAATCCGCCAAGAGTATTAGCCAGGCCAAACCCACCTTGGATAGCATTGCCAAGTTGATTTTGAGCCAAGACGCCACCAGCTTGAGCTGCGCCTTGTTGACCAATTAAATTAGCAACGTTTGCGCCAGTTTGCATACCAGCGTTACCAACTCCAGCCGCTGCGTTTTGTCCTAAACTTGTAAGACCCCCTAAGCGAGCGTATTGGTCTTGAATTGTCTGTGCTAGTAATGCTGGGCGAAACTGAGCCATTGCCGCTTGAGTATTTCCACCCCTTAGCCCACCCGTTGCCGATGCGTTTTGCAGCATGGCGTTCTCGCCCTGTTGCAGCATAGCGGTGTACTGTGGAGAGCCTTGAAGGGCAGAGATAGCGCCTTGTTGTGCAGGTGCGCCAGATAGACCGAGTAATGCCTGTTGTTGGCCTAATGCGCCATGGCCTGCCTGTGAATATGGCTGTAGGAGTTTTTGAATAGCATCAAACTGCCTGCGCTGTTCATCAATGCCGCCCTGTGCGGATGCTGATTGAATGTTAGCGGCTTGGCTTGCTGATTCTTGACCTTCAAGCGCACCGCCTAAAGTTGATCCAATCATGCCGCCCAATGGCCCACCACCTAGGAAGGTTCCGGCTATGCCGCCTATTGCTGAAAGTAAACCCATTGGACAATCCTTTTTTCAAGATGCCGCTGGTCGCAAATATTCTCAGCGGTCACATTTTACAACATTAGGTTATTTCTCTGCCAGATATTCGCAAAGTGATTGAACTTGCTGCACTGGCAATGGTAGAAATAAATCCGCCTGAATCTAGCGTGTGCCCTACTATCTCTGGGAGGGTGTAGGTTTCGCCCGGTGCAATGGCTCGTGCGCTTACAAGTAAGTTACTGGCGCCAGACGACCCGCTTACAGTGACTACGTTCACCGATAGCGTGACATTACCCGCCGTGGTGTTTGTGGCTGTGGCTTTGTCAATCACTGCCCGGCAATTGGTAGCGGTGTATTGTGTGGTTTGTGTATTCTCTGCTTGTTTAGCAGCGACTAATACTTTTGATGTAACTGTCATTTTTGTCCTTTACCAAGCTGGTATATATCTTGTCGTGCCGTTATCATTTATGGGTATCCACTTTGTCGGATTGCCTGCGGTCGGGCCGTTGGTCATAGTGGCCACGGCTGCCGCTGATCCGTTTGTCAGTGTGACAGACGAATCAATCAAGCGCCCGGTGTTGTTTTTCAAGTCCGAGGTAATAGATGCCCCGGTAGCTATCGTGATAGACCCGTCTGCATTGGTGATCGCGATGTTTGACCCAGCCGTCAGACGTGCGTTTTTCCATACACCCACGGTCGCGTCATAAATCAACAGACTGCCAGCCAATACGGTTGGGGTTATTTTGACGTTGTGCAGTTCGTCAATCTCGTAACCGTTATCAACCTTGACGAATATCTTTCCTTGCGTAATGTGCGCGTGAATTACATAACCAACAATAACCAGGTGAATCGGTGCGCTGGGTTTGATGTTTGTAATTTGCCCTGCTGTAGTTCCTGATAAATATAGAATATCTCCGTCTGCCCATGTTTCACTTTGTAGTGATCCGGTCGTATTGATGTCGCGCACTATTCCGCTAGTAGTGACGAATCCCTCTAGGTTATCTGCAATGGTTTCAGTGACTAGGCCGATAGTGTCGCCACTGTTTGCGTCGTTATTCGCTTGGGCTAGTGCAACCTTTGGGCGCTGCCCCTGTGCGCCTGAGATTCTCACGCATTGGTAAGCGGCCTCTGTGAGTGTTGCGCCTGTTTTGTTCACCACACGGATAAACTGCTCTTGACCCAATTGGAGATTGACGTTACCGCCCTTCATCCCAACGTCAATAGTCCCGTCAGTATCGTTCCATCGCATACGCCCTACCGCACCCGTAGTTGGCGCAGTGGTGGACATATCGAGGTAATCAGTTTTTACGTGATTGTTTAAAGGGTCAGGCGCGATATATTCAAGATTCTTGGCGAGATTATTCAGCGCATCTAATGCTTGGTTAGCTTTTGCAATAGCTGTGCCAGCGTCAGCCAAAAGCTCGTTAAACCCACTAGACCCAATATCATCAACTACAGAAAACAGATTCTCAAACTGCTTTATAGATTCGTGGTCCTTGAGAAAAGCAGCAAGCTGATTGCGTGTTAGGTTTAGGGTCTTCATACGCTCAAAGCCTCTAATTGAGCCTCTAGCCTTGCAAATGATAGATGCGCGTCGGTAGTGCCGTTAAACCGCTGTATTCGCCAGTTACGCATTGAACCCTGCTTAAACCATACCAGTCGTTTAGTCCTGTTACCAATTTTCCCGGCGCTTATGGTTTTTGGTTGGCTCCAAGTTATTCCATCGATGGAATAGGACGTGCTGATTAGTGGATCTGCACCAAGTGCCACCCGCCCGGTGAGTGCGACAAGTTCAAGCTGATTGAAAATTGCACCCATGCCAGCGTTGTAAGTAATCGACGTGCCGAATTCCCAGCGAACCGTATCGCCCCAATGAGTGCCCACGGTGTCGGTAAAGTACCCAACACCCGAACCAGATATGTCACCCACTAGCCATTTGTCATACGCCCAAACCAGATTGCGAGCGCGATATTGGCTAAATCCTGTTAAAGAACTGGTAAGGGTGAACCAGACGCTAGTTTGAAGTGCTTGCGATGCGGCCAGGTCATACACCATCGTCCTATCAGGAAGGTGGACGTATAGATATTGGTGTGATCTGTCGGTGCGAGCTTCAATCTTTACGCCTTGCAACTCGACTTCGGTGAACTGTTGTAGCACTAAATCAACCTCAGACGTGCTGATTTTGGTCGCTGTTGCGTTGGCGCCAAGATAAATGCCGGGTGATTCGTTTCTACCACTGCCTAAGAATGCGATGGTTTCAGCAAATACGCAACTCCCATGCGTACCGATAGCGCCCTTTTGAATCTGCGCACCAGATACGCGAGCGAATGGAAAGAAATCCCCTCCCACGTTATCGAACACTTCGATGGTGTAGCGGTTTAATGCGTAGACTTCATTACGGAGTTTAATAAGCGCATTGATAGGGTCTGGGTCGCTCTCGGATGATCCATATTTCAATGGATTGACTGAGGTAGGGTCATTTAACTCAGTGACAATCAAAAACTCGCCGTCAGTGGTTAGAAAGTATCCATCAACCCAGCAAAAATCAACCACTGGGCCTAAGTCAACGTCAGTCACTTGCGTGAGTGTTGAGCCGTTCCAATAGAATAGATTGTCGCTAGACGCAATGGCTAGGCGGTCGAATGAGTAATCCATTACGACTAACCCAGATCCGCCAACGTCGCCCAATGTGGTCACGGTTCCATTACTAGCCACGCTGACTAGCTTTGTGCCCATTACCCGATAACAAGTTCCGTTCCAATTGATGCCGCCACGGTCAGCGCCTGGGCCTGTACCGTTGGAGACAATGCCATCCGCAGGGCGTAAGTAACCCTTGCTGATTCCATTCTCTACCGGAGTAGGTATCAGGTTGACCGGGTAAGCAGTCCGAAAGTCCGGCCCTGCATCCGTGTAGACCCCATTCAGAATCGGCACTTGCATTTAGATGCTGCCTGTGTGAATGTTCAGAGTAGTTCCAGCGGCTGAAATATAAGCAATGTTCGCGTGACCGTCAGCCTTTTGAATGATTGCCGTGCTATTTGGTAAAACTGCCAAGTCCGCAGTGGTTGCAGTTTGTGCCGCCTCACCCACTCGCACGTAGCAGATATTTGCTCCACTGTTAGCTAATCGGATAGCTGTATCTTGGCTATTGATTGCAGAGTTAGCCGAACCAGCAGCGGGTGTTACTACCAGATTGCCGCCTACACGGGGGCGGAATTGTGTGCCGAATGTCATGTTAATTCTCCTTGTTTAGCCAATGCGCCAGTTAGTCCCATCATGGAACACTGGGACGGTGTTTGAGCCTCCACCCACTACTACCGCACCAATTCCAGCGGTTAGCGTTTGTGTAGCGTTGGTTACGCACGCTCGTGTTCCTGCTGTTCCTGTTGGCAGGCTTGCAACGACTACGGGGGTTGTTTTGACAAAATCAGTCAGGGTAATCGAAGTACCTGCCGCACTGCCCAGGTTTGCCGCGATGTAAGACAGTAAAAGCGAGATACTTGACTTTCGAGCATCGCCGTTGCTTGTCGAGAATACTGGCAGTTGGTCGCCGTTGCTCAGCGCGTCCAAGCTAGATAGTTGGTTGATCGTGGTCATGTGAACCTTAGTTAAAGTCGATAGCGCTGTCATTGCCCGCTAACAGTGGGTCAGTAGGTGGTGACAGATATGGAATA